GTTCTGATATGTCCCTATTTATTAAGTGTGTGAATGACCCCGTTGTTGCGGAGTTACTCATTGTCGCCACGTATTCTAGCGGTGGTCGCTTTTGTAGACCCTCAACAAGAGAAGGGAACGCATTAACCTGTTGTTCAGCTTGAGATGATAATCTTAGAGCTGGAGATTGTTGCGATACACCTTGTACCAAGTTGGGGATAGCGGAGCTTATCATTCCCATTAGATCATCCTACGGTTATTTCCACGGTTCATTACACGCGATACTGAATAGCTATCCATCATGTTATAATCCGCTGTATCTCCTTCGAAATCTTTCAGATCAATTAATGCCTTATGTTCATCTCTTGATACCATTTTACTAATAGTCTCTGAATTAAGCATACGGTCTGAAAATATACGTGCGGCTCTTGTAGTAATGTAACGTTTAGCTACATCAGGCAGTGCCAAGAAGTCTCTATAATATACGATTGTTGCTTCAACACTTGCTTGGAATTCTAAAGACCTAGCTGTTAAGTCAAACAGCTTTCCATCTCTCTCGACTGTATTGAAGTCTGGTGTGTCTATACGTGCAACATCTGCAGGTACGACTATTTGATTAAATTCGTTACGACTAAGCACAACTTTATCTTCAGTATTAAAGTGCCAGCCTTGAGCTTGAACCTCACGGCTTACCTCAGTCAGCACTTGGTTAGCGATTGTTACATCTGTAACCTGATTGCCTGTAAGTGTATTAACAGGAGCTTCGCCGATTGTAGTCAGCAATACGTTGACCGCTTCTAGTTCGGTCATAGACGTTGGTTTTGTCATGATGTCCTCATTTTAAAAAAAGGGTTGACCCGATTAAAGGCCAACCCAGAATTAGATTAAGCAGTTTTGATTTCTACTGAACACTCAGGACGCAAGATGCCGTGACCCATTGCGTACTTCGCCGCCATTAATGTACCTTGGTACATAACTTCGAAGTCACCAGATGTTCTTTCAACAGCTAAGTCCATTAACTTAACAGTGCCTAAAGCTTGCTTCTGCATTACAACTGCCGCTGTAGTTGAGAAGTCACCGTGATAAGTGTTGTTCTCACCAGATACTGCTGAGACGTTTGATGATGGTACATTGTTAGATTTAACAATATCAATACCAGCAACTTTAAGAACTGTACCGTCTGCATAAACACCAGCACCACCGAAATCACGGTTGATTACGTCTGTTGTTTGTACAAGGTTGTAGTATTGTGCTGGCTTCACGATAGCAACACGTTCGTTCTCTGGAACGTCTTTCTCGTCCATGATTTTAGCCGCTTCAAAGATTGATGCCGCTAATGACGCACCATTAGTCTTAGAGTCTGCGTCTGTAATAGCTGAACCGCCATTACCGCCAGTTACTGTTGCAGATGAGCGCGCCGCTAATACTGCTAACTGTAAGCAACGTACATCGAATTGCTTTGCAAGAGCCATACCCAATAGACGTGAGTATTCTGCACGTACATCGTAGTGGTTCTTAGCTTGATCAATGTCTGCGATGAATGTATCTGCAATCAAAACGTCATCGATGTTAACAACGATTTCGTTATGTGCAATTTTCTGTGTACCCAATAATGGTGTACCTACAGTGTGGTATGCGGCATTCGCTTTACCTGTCACTGGGAATGATGCTGATTTACCAGACGCGATTGTACGCGATACGTGTAAATCTTTCATTACGTTTGTTTCGTCAAAAGCAGTTAAAACTTCACCAGCAAATACTTTAAGAAATAAAGCGTTCGCCTGCGTTGCATTAGCCGCCGCTAGATTTGCCGCGCCGAGGCGTGACGGAGTTACGTTTGTCATTGTCTTTTCCTATTTGAAAATAATTTATAGATTTTAAGAATGACTTTCGGTCTCTTACTAGTCAGGGTTGTCATACGCATATGGCCTTGTCGTTCATTATCGATAGTCTCAACCACCCGAATTAGGTGTGTTAGTTATTTCTTAGTACCTTTTCCGTAAGGTTTTTTCTTAGACATAGTTACTCCTATAGTAGTATTGATGGGGATTTCTCCCCACCATAATAGTTTTAAAATACTGAAGACCGTCCTAGTTTTTCCTCAACGTCTTTTGTATACGCCGAGTCTTTACCGTATCGAGGGTCTTTCATAGCCGCTACAACTTGTGCTGTGCTACGAAATTCATCTTTAGATGCCGCTGATGCTCTACCTTGTAATAAGCTAGGCTCAGAACCTTCTGCCGCTTCACGTTTAGATGCAAGCCATTCGACTGCCATCTTTGCATTCTCAGTCCCACCATCAACCATGTTGTTATATAACTCTAGTTCTTTGGTATCGAGAGATTGCTTTGCCCAATCAGTTAATTCTGCGTAACCCTCTTGACCGCCAGCTACGTCCATAACTGCGGCAACATCGGCTGTTGCTCCTGATTGCATACCTTTAATGTATGTCTCCACCATTTCCCGTGGATATCCCATACCTTCTAATTCTGTGAAGCTATCATTAGATAACTCACCACCAGCTTCAAATTCATCGGCAAACTTACTAAAGCTAACAGGTTCACCTTTAGGTGTCTCAATGTCTGCTTCTGGTGTATCATTCGGTGATGACATCTTCTTCTCAAGTTCGCTGTATGATTTAGCCATATCTTCTGGTGAGCTAAACTTTTCTGGCAACCACTCAGGTCGTTCAGAAAGGTTATCCTCTGCAACTGGTGCTTCTGGGCCTGTATCTTCTTCTGTTATTGTGATGCTTTCTGCCATTCTTAAAAATCTTCCCTTTTGATTGGGTGTGGATTTCCTTTAATAATGGAAGGTGTTGCCAGTGGTTTCTTTACAGGCTCTTCTGAAGGTTTACTATCCTTCGCCGCCTTGTTGTCTTTGGCTTTCAACATATGAATTTCCTAATGCTTTAACTCCCTCTTGAACTGCTTGTGGGCCAGCTTGCATTGCCATTTGTTGCATCTGCGCTTGCTGTTGTTCTTGGGAGATTTGTTCTTGTGTTTTAATAAGACCGTCTGTCTCGATGCCTAATGCTGTTGCACGGCGTTTGATATAGTCCTGTAAGTTTACATATTGCTGTAATACTTCTGGCCCTAATGCTTGAGACATTCCTTGTATAAATAAATCTAATTTACGTAGATCATGCCCACGTCCGAGTGCTTCCATACCAGTTACTATTGAAGGTTTTACAACTTCTTCTGGTAACTTAGGTAGCTTCTTAGATTTTGTTAATACGTCGATCTTACGGTTAATGTAAGGTAACTGAAATTCTTGAGATAAGATTGAATAAATACCTGATAGGGTATCCTCTAGTTCACCTGCAAGATATCGTATTTCTTCCGCTGTTACACGTTCAGCGTTTCGAGACACAGATGATTGTAACATGAACTGTTGTGATAGGCGTTCTTCAATACCCTGCATAGCTTGATAAGCTACTCTAAAGTCATTGAATTTATCCATCTGTAAAACAGACACATCGTTCTTATTACCTTCAATAATTGCTGTGTTCTCTGCTTGAGCTATTGTTCTCATTCTGGTTGTACCGTTAGGATTAACCATGAATAATACTTTAGCCGCCGCCGCCGCGCCTTCAACGATTGCTTGTGATAAAGCTTCAAGAGACCGTAAGTCACCTAGAAGTTCTTCAACAAATCCTCGACCATAATCCTCACCGTCAATACGGGAGAACCTTAATGGTAGGAATGGTACGCTATCTTTCTTATATTTACCTTTAGAGCCATTAACTAATGTACCCTTGCACTCTTGGTAAATGGTATAGAAATCATTTTTACGCTCTATATGAGTGTATATTTCTACAGTCTTTTCGTCACCTTCAAGCTTTCCTGTTATGTTAGCCGCTGTCGCTTTGTCCAGAGCGTTAGGTGAAACGTGTTCAACCGTTACTATCTCTAACACTTCGCCGTTAGGGGCGCGTGATACAACATAACTATCTAAATGGATTACTCTTGTTTTTTCTTGCCCAACTTGTAACAAAACGTTACCGCCGACAATTAAGTGTTTTAACGCTTCATGTACCGCTACTCGATCACCAGACGTTTCAATCTCAGACATCACTGCCCGTTCGTATTCACCTAATTGTTGTTCCATTGCAGTCCTAGCCGCATCGTCTTGAGCCATATCTTTTAAAGTATATGGTTCGACCATGAGACGGAAGAATGGTGAGTTAGGTGGCATTAGGGCTAGTGAAAGTTTAGAAGCTAAATTATTAACACCTCTTGCACCGATACCTTGAAACGGCGTGTATAAATCACTTGTCTCATTGTGGCTATCTTGTGGTATTAAAGATGGTATAGTTAGTTCTGAACAATCTCTAGCTCTATCTAAATACGATTGTCGTCCTTGTTCGAGCTGACGATACCGCGCTTCTGCAGTACCTTGACTCATAATTTACGTTCTCACTTTGTTATTTGTAGTCCAGTATTTGTACCCATGTTTGAAACAGTTGGGTCTAGGTCTACACGTAACTGAGATGTTCCAGCGGCCTTATCAGCTACTGCACCTTTCTCTTGAGAGTTACCACTCTCAGGTGTAGATGGGTCGTACATATTTGTTTGTACAGGGTTAACCGCTGGTGGCGCGGCTGGTGGGGGTGTAGGTTCGGCTTTACTGCCTCCAAAGCACATAGTCTATTCTCCTAAATTTGAAGCTAATTGTTCTTCATGAATTGTTGTTAAAAAGTCTACGACTGAACGCTGTCCACCACGCCATTTTAATTGGTCTAAAGTCTCACCTTCTTTTGGTGAAACGTTAGGAAAACGTGAGTTAAGTTCTGCTAGTAGTTCTTTAGATATATAAGGAAACATTGTTTATTTAATCCTCTAAAGTGCAACCTAATTAAAGGCGCGTGTCCATGCGGCACATATACCTGACCTCACAACATCGTCGTGGGTGAAGTTACAATGGGCGGCAGGGATGTTATGTTTATGTAATAAATCTATAGCAATCTTTAGACCTGAGTTACCACTTAGGTCATGCTGAGATATATCACCGTTAATTATTACCTTGGTGTTTTCTCCTATTCTGGTGAGAAACATCTTCATTTCGTGAGGTGTTAGGTTCTGTCCTTCATCTAATATTACAAACGCATCATTAAATGAACGGCCTCTCATAACCTCGAAGGGAACTATTTCGATATCATTACGCTTACGAGCTATCTCATATTTACCCTTACCTAGTCTTTCAGTTAGAACTTCAGTAATCGGATAGACCCAAGGTGCAATCTTCTCTTCAATAGTACCTGCAAAGAAACCTAGTGATTTACCTGCAGGGATGTTAGGGCGAGTTAATATAATCTTTTTAACTCTATGT